CATAGCGAGGCCAGGAATATTCCAATAAGAATCATTATAAAGATAACGAAGACAGATGAAATTCAGATAAGTTAAATAACATTCTGTGGAAGCTTTAAACTTAACAGAGCTAAATCCAGTAAGTCCATTTTGATAAACAGATAGTATTCCCATAGGATCAGTACTAGGCGCTTCTGTAATACCAGTTTTATTATTTACTTTAGAAACAAATCCTTGTGAAAGATCACAGTCTTTCAACCATTCACACTCATATCCTATAGCATTTTTAAGAAAAGCAAACCATTTAAGAATATCTGCTTCTGAGTATTCATAAAGATTTAACCAGATCTTAGGAATCCATATTTGTACAGGAACAGTAGTACGAGTAAAAGCACAGCATTGTTGAAGATAAATGAGTTCTCCGCCTTTATCTGCATAGTTATAAATTGTAGAAAAATATCCTTTATCTTCCCAGAAGAAGGTGTGATCTTTATAACTAGTCGTAGATTCTGTCTTATAAAGTGACTGAAACTTAGCAACTCTCCCAGAAATTTCTTTTTCAAAGAGATTATTAAACTCTTGATAAGAATCTGGAACCTCATCTATATCTTCCCATTTAATGAGTTGGGTTTTTATTTTTAAAAAAGGCGCCACCTTTGTATAGATTACTAAAGCGTAATCTGGGGAGCCACAATAATATTTAGCTTTCTCTTGAGAGTTAGCTAAAAGTCCTGAAATCTTCTTATCACAAATAATCTGATAAGCACTACCATATTTTGAAATGTCCCCTTTAAAAAGAACACGTTGTCCTTCTTTTGCGTGTGTAGAATTCATATTAAAGTTGAGTTACTTTTCCGAAACGTGCTTCTTCAAAGACTCCTAGTATTTTTGTTAGTTTTAATTTATCAAGTTTTGCTGAGGCCTGACGATAAAGATCACCCTGTGTCCATCCCGGTAACATCCATAAATCATAATTTTCCCAATCCGGTTTAGAAGAAAATTTAACGAGTAACTGTACACGAGCTGTCTTTTTTAAAGCATTATTAATATCTACTAAAACTTCAGTTGTAGTACGAATTCCTTTATATAATGTTACCATTTAATTTCAATATTATTAGTTTTTCGGTGAAAGTCATGAATAGATTTAAAACAATCTCTATGAAACCATTGTCTATTCATGTATTTAGCTGCCATAATAGGTTCGCAAGTACATTTATAAAAAGTATTGTTAGTTAAAAGCTTATTAATATCAATCTTAGGAGAACCTATTATAATAAAACCTATACTATCTTTTTGTGAATTAATCATAGATAATATATATTCTATAAAGGGATGCCAAAGATCTAAATGTTCGTGTTCTTTCCCTATTAAAGTAGTAAGACTACAGTTTAAAAGAAGAATGCCTTGATTTGCCCATGATTTAAGATCATAGCCTGCTAATGATTGTTCATAATTCCAATGTGGTACTGGCGTATAATGTCCAGCATAAACTGTTTCGTCTAGAACTTGATGAACCGTCTCTAACTGAACGGGAGCTAGTTCTGAGTTTCTTGCAGAAAAAGCCAATCCATCAGCTACTCTAATTCCGTCTTTTGTAAGTTGAGAATAGGGGCCCAAATTAAGAATTACTGTATGTAATCTTTCCCAAGGACATTCTAAGAAACAGCGATAGATTTGAGATAACTCTGGAGTCACCTTCTTCTGGATAGGAATTAAGGCTTCTCCAATAATTTTATATTCCTCTGAATCAAAGAAGGGTTGAAGTACTTTACTCCAACCCTCCCCAACATATTTTTTGTAGAAACTCATAAGCCAAGTAATTCTTTGATTAGTGCGTCTGAATAGGTATCGTACCATTCTTCCGGATGAAAGGCCAGCCCTAGAATAGGAAGAGTACGATGACGAAATGCTTCAATAATGCGACCATCCACATCATCAAAATACGCAAGCATTTCCAGGTGTGGATTTTCAGGATCAAAGATAACTCCCTGATGATGATGAGAGTTTACTTTGAGTTTCTTAGCTTCTCCTTCTTTAGTATTAGGAAGTTCCCGCCCTACTATTTGAATAGAATGCCCAGATAACCAGCGATCGTTTGATTGCGGATGCCACTTCAAATTCTGCATTAGTTTATATCCGAACATCACAGCAAGCTGCTGCATCCCCAAACAGACCCCGATTATAGGTATACGTCTGTCTACATAAGATTGTAACCTCTTATCAAAGAAGAATTGTTTAAAGACATCTGTGTTAGAAGTCTTAAAACCAGGAACTTCTCCGTAAGAAGATGGATTTACATCAAGGCCACCAGGAAGATATAAAGCGTCTATATCTACGTTCTCTTCTTCAGGAAGTATTATTCGTGGAATTCCATATTGAGATATGAATTCTAGGTGCGTTACCCCAACGCCGATAGAAGTATCAGTTTTATATGCTGGGCAACCAATACGTAATTTTGGCATAAGTAGTAGTTTGGTTTGTTAAGAAATGTTGTTTACTTTACTATGAAGTGCTGTTTGTCGATCTTTAGTTCTTTAATATTCTGAACCCCAACATCTATAATTGGAACCAATTGTGCTGCGCGATGTGAGAGAAAAGGTTGCAATGCGGTAAGTTGTTCTGGGGTCATCTCTGTACCATCTAAAGTATAGACTACTTTTTGTGGTTTAGCGTTGAGTTTTGCTTGTACATAAAGACCACCTTTATGTTGAATGAATGAAGTTTTACCTACACGACTACCCCATGTTCTTCCTTTGTCTGATGGTGTTCCCCCCTTCTTCTGGAGAGATTTACCATAATCAAAGTTAACTGTAATATTATTCGTAGAGATCTTTCTAACATCCTGTCCAGAAAAAGGATTATTAGTTTTTCTCATTGAAGGTTCTGTGTTTGTAGTCACAGTCATAAATTTTGCGCCCTTGATACCTAGCAGGATCTCGGTAAGTTGAGATTCATTAATCTCGCGTTGTGTTAGTGCTTGTTTCTGTTTCATTATAGTTGATTAAATAATTAGTTGCTTTAATTGTTAATTTAGGATTATCTCGAAAACACCCAAGTCCATTATTACACGCACTACATAATAATTTACGAACTTTTCCTGTTTTATGGCAGTGGTCTACAGATAGCGCTCGAACTTTATTTGTTCTAGGGTCTACAGCTGTTTCAGGATTTCCACAAATAGCACATTTATTATCTTGGTCTTTAATCATTTGATAATATTGTTCTAATGTTAATCCATAACGTCGTCTAATCTGTTGCTTTAAATTTACTAAAGCAGTATGTTCTTTACTAGCTTTATTTTTTGATTGGGCTTTTGCTGCCTTACTACATTCCTTACAACAACTAGCTAAACCACATTTTGTACTAGCTAAATTATGAAAACATATAATTAATAAGTTTTTCTTACAAACTGAACATGTTTTCTTACCATCAATTACTTCTACTATTCTACTAGGCATATAAATAAAAAAGCCCCTAAATCAGAGGCTATTACTTACCGGACGGGTAAATATCTGAAGTAGGGACTAAATAAGTTTATAATGTAGTTAGTCCGAGAAGTAATAGCTAATAAAAATATAAGCTATTTTATTGACATTACCAAATTTATTTTAGTTTGATGTTATTATAATAAAAGGTTGTGTGAGATGTGGATTAATTTCTTCAAATTCCATTCCTTTCATATAAGGTTGAGTTTCAAAATCAGATAGAGAAACATTACTTGCTTCGCCACCATCTTCAGAAACATTAACATAGATTACCACATCTGCTTGTGGATCATACTGTTCTAAAAGAGTTATTAATTCATGATTTTTCATATTATATCATTTTATCTTTTTGAAGAAGTTCCATAGTCATTGACCATGAATATTGTTTAGTATAATCTGAGAGATCTTCAACTTGAAAGCGTTGATAATCTTGTAGGGGTGTCTCCCAAAAGGTGGCTTGATTACCAATTCTCTTTTGAAGTTGAAGTGTAATTCCATGACCATGAGGGTCACATCCTAGACAAAGAACTATACTTTTATACTTACTCTTTAGATACTTAATAGTATCCATATTAAGAGCCCCTAAACTCTCATTCTGAAGCCCAATCACATCAGTGAATACTCTTTTAAAGAGTACCATATCCTTCTTTGATTTAGTAATGATTAAGACATCACTCTTTCCAGGAAGAAGGTGAATTCCAAAAGGACGATCAAGGGGAAATGTAGATAACCACTTCATTCCACCTTTAGCAAGAGGCATATAAATCTTTACTAAATCGGCGCCCCCTGGTTCACTTTCAACATAAGCAAATCGCGGCTCCCCTGATTTATTATAGATCTCTCTCTTATTAAGAAAGAGCCTATCCACATTAAAGATGTTATTATCTATGAGTTCCTTCTTAGAATAATCATAATCAACCCAATAAGAGAATGGAGAACCAAGAAACGGCTTCCATTCACTTTTAGTGAACTGAATAAGTACATCTTTCTTAATAGTTCTATCAAGCTCTCTAGCTTCAAGACAAAGTGTAGGAGAAGCAATTGAAGTCTTAGTATCAATGAGGCCAAAAGTTTCTGCAATGATTGTAAGTGCTTTATTAAAATTACAGTTATGAATTCTTTCAACTATACGAAAACAGTTGAGTGCTATTTTGTCGCGAAAATCGAACATAACAATTTCTCCCGAATTACCCACAAAAAAAGTACAGCTCGGCGTATTATCTTTACGAAATGGCGATTTACATTGTTTATTTAACTTAAAAGGTCCTACAAAATGGTAGATTATTTCGCTATCAGTGACTCTTTCTAGAATCCATTCTGGTGTAAGACTTTTAGTTTGTATTTTACTGAAATCAAACGCATTTTTTGCCATACCTGCTTTTTTAATATATGTTTCTACATCGGTCATATGGTTCCTCGATACTTACCTTCTTTCATATACTTTTCAAAGTTACCAAGTTTGTAGTTAATTCGTGCTTCTACAGCTTCTTCTCCAAATATAATTGATAGGGCGGCGAGTCTTATATAAGAATCTCCAATTTCTTCAATTATAGCAGAATTAGGTGGCTCTTTAATACCTCCTTTCTTATTAACTTTCTTTAGTAAAACTTCAGTTAACTCTGTGAGTTCTTCACAAGCTTTCAAAAGATTATACTGAATAGGATTATTTGCTACTAGTTTGTTTACTATTTCTAGCTGAGTCTGTGTCAAATTTAAGTATTGCGTGATAAATTGTTTTTAAAAAATCTTGTTTAGGGTCATGTGAAGTAAAACACGCATGTGGTACACGATTTTTATCTATAATAGGAAGATTAAAAGCCACGTACTCATTCCAACATAATCTTACTATACAACCCTCTTTCTGGATAGAATCCAACTCCTTCCATATATCCATATCAACCAAAAGTTATTATCCCATCAGGATGTTTTTGAAAAAATGTTTGTATTCCTTTCATAAAGATATCATAACGATCTGCATCGTAATAGAAATCAAAATGTTTTCCTTCTTCATTAGTAAATCCAGTACCCATAAACTCAAGCATTTCTTTTTCAGAGTGAATTACTTTATCAGGATAACCTCCAATTCTTGGCTCATCACTAATTTCTGAAACAGATTCATATAACCACCACTCATTATTGGGTTGTAATAAAAGAAAATGCCAAGAATTATAGACATCAAAGAGATAATCTTTAGTATTACCCCATTCGATAAAGTCATGTTCATCTTCCCAGTAATACCACTCTTGTTGATCCTTCCAATATTTTATAATGTTCTCTTTACCTTTTATTTTAGGTAAATATGCCCATGTATGACAACCCAATGTAATATGTTTTAAGTGATTATGATCGTTGTTCTTTTACGTCTTTAAGATTCATTGATTGAACTGCTCGAGCTTTTACTTGTTCATCAATTTGTTTTTGACTTTTCTTCTTTCCAGAAGAAGGGGGTTTGTCTTTCTTTTTCTTGATTGTTAACATATTATTGAGTTGTTTTAAAATGAAAAAAGTCTACTAGGAATAGCAGACTCTACAAAAAAACAGTTGACCAAAAAATGAAAAATCAACCGAAATCAATGGAAAATTATGATAATAAATCTACAAGCTTTCTTAGAAGAGCTTGTTTATCGTCAGGTGTTATTACTGTTACTTTCTCTGTAGGAGTCGTTTTCTGGGGCTCTTCCCACGGAAGTAACTGCTGTACTGGAGTTTCTTTTTTAACCTCTTTAGCGATCACATAAAGCCTAGAATGGGGCTTTCTCTCACCAGATTGAAGCATTCCTACCAAATGCTCAAAACGATCCTTACTCATTACTCTCTTTTCTAAAGCAGTTAGAGAATCATATTCAAAACCATTCTTACTCCAATGGTACATGAGTGAATTCCACATTGCATTACTTTCGCCTTCTGTTATATGTGTTCTTGTTGTATTACGTTTACTCAATTTATTATTTATTTTTTATTAGTTTTAAAATGAAAAGCTCCTGTAGAAACAAGAGCTTTGTTAATGATTAAACCTTAAAAAGGCTAAACATTTAAGGTAAGGAAATCTTTAAGTATTGCTTGAACTCCATCCAGTTGGACCGTGTTTAAGTTTATATTTTATATACTCATCTGATCTTGCATCATCATAATCAAGAATATGACCATTTTTATCATATCCTGGACTTGGAATATATTTAGCTTTTTTTATTAGCTCTTTTGGTTTAGTTATTTCCTTATTTTTGATCTTATTATCTTTTATATTACGATAATTAAAATGGGAGCGAATCTACGTCATTCTCACCAGATCCAGGAGTATTCCAAGGATCATTATCCAATACTACTGAATTAGAATTCGAGGCGGGTGTCATTGGCGCACCCTTTACATTCAAGATATATTGAGTCGAACCTACTTCAAATGGTCCTTCTACAAACTCAGTACCATCAGGTATAATAAAGTTACTAAATGGTACTTCTGCAAATACCTTTCCAGTAGTAGAGGTTCGCCCCCCTATAATCAGATTTTTACTTATCTTCTTTGCTGTATCACTTGAGAAAGCTTTCTCGAAGAACATTCCAATGCTGTCTATCGGATTCTTCTCTTTAGAGAAGTCTTTATCACAGGTCTTTTCAAACCAGTTCTCATAAAGATACTTAAGCTTTACGAAGGCTTTAGGCGTAACATAGAGGTTGCTATCTACCTTGCCCGCCTTTCCCTGGAAAGACACCATCACAAAAGGCGTTTTAGGCCCGCCCCCCATCTTCTCTCCTTCAGGCTTCATATACTTAGCACCTGTAATACTCAAATTGTAGTTACCTGGTTGTAACCAGTTAACACGTTCCATAACTTCAATCGCACCGAAGTTATATTCATTCCCACTTGTCTTACTCACGTTGTTCGTTTCGTTCATTTGTTTTATTTAGTTGTTTCGATTTTGTTACTTGGGTCGGATACAAACTATCCGTCTTACTCTTGTGTTAAATATCCTTCTATAATCTGAGCAGTATTTAACACCTGCTCTATAGTTATTGGTATTACTATTTGACCATTTTGATCATACTTATTCTCTCTACACATCTCCCACGCTTTTTGATAAGCTTCACGCTTTAGTGGATTAATTGGTAGTTTACTGTCTCTTATAAAGAGAGGTCCTGTTTCTTCGTTCAATTTGCTTGTTTTGTTTTTGGTTTTAGTTGTTCTGGTATTTCTCCACAATCTCCGTCATAGTAGCAATCCATAGTTTTACGTACAAATGCCAGATCGTTTGGTATCTTATCTGTTTCAAACATTTCAAAAGGAGCTTTTGCTGTAGAGGCCGCCTCTTTTGTATGAAACACATAATCTAATTTATCCCCATTTATTTCTTTAGCTGCTCTAAGAACAACTGTCCATTGTGTTTCCTGACCACCAAGCTTCTCATCAGTGAAGCGCCCAAATGATATAGCTTTGTAACTCTTGTCTTGAGTTATATCATCGGTTTGTTCTTGAGTGTGATGTAAAAAGAATACTACAATATCGTCTCTTAAAGTTCTAGCTTTAGCAGTTAAATCTAAGAAATTAGATGCAATAATATCAAATTTCTCCCAACTTTCACTTTTCCGGCGCTGTAATTCCATGATGGTCACATATGTATTATCGTCAATTATAATGTTTTTGACATGTGGGAGATTCTTATTAATATAACCTAACCACTTAATAATAACTTGTGCATCTGTTGTTACAACTATATTTCCCTTTCCCGTTTCTGGATTAAACGGTGTGTATTGCTTCGCACTGTGCTTCCAAGGCATTTCCTTGGAAAGGCAGTTGAAGATGAACGTACTTTCAGGATTAAGGGTCCTGATACTACTTGTTTTGCCCGCTCCAGACGAACCAATTACGAATACGCTTTTGCTCAATTTGCTGTTACCTCCATCACTTTTCTTTTTCTCATTTTATTCATACAAAGTTACAACTTTATTTTGATTCTACCAAATCTTTCTCATAATTCTTTTGAAGTTGTTTTACTAAAACTAGATATTCTAGGGATGTTCCTGATTCATGTAGAGAAAGTAGAAGGTCTACACAGATGTCTTGTATTAAGGGATCATCTAAGAGTTCTGCTTTCTCTTGTAATTTGTTACGATTGGTTTTGTTCATCTTTCCAGTAAGAAGGTTTAAGAGAACTTTGGTGAACCATTTTCAAACTTTTGTTTCAGACGTTCAAACTCCTTCTTTTCACGCTCTTCTTGTTGTGCTATCCACTCATTTTGTTGTTGAGCGCGCCTAGCAAGCTCATCGTCTGTCTCTTCACGTTGCTCATGAAGTTCTATTTCAAAATAATCTTCACCACATTCTATATCATATTTCCAATCTTCTGGAAAGTCTATAGCAGCAATAGCTTCTTTTAACTCTTTAAGTGTTCCTGATGTAGATGGAGTTATATTGTGATTACGTACAAACCTCATCTGTTTTTTCATTTCCATAGTTTCATTTAGTCTGTCCAGAAAGAGGGGGATTTAGATTTCTTTTCTAACTCCTCTTTCATTACTGCGTTATATAATTTTTCAAGCGCCTCTTTGTCTTCTACTTGAGGAAGCTCTGTTATCACCTCATTTTTTCCGTCGAAATTAAGGCAAAGTCTAGGTGCGATTTCGCCATTATTATTTTTAAGACAAAGAACAGCCAATAGCTTATTTCTAAGTACTTTCACATTATAGGCTCCAGAATAAGGATATTGTTCAATCTCATACCTATTAGGTGAAAAAAGTCCAAGTAATATATAAAAATCTCTTATAATTACCTTAGTCCCTCCAAGACTAGCAGCATTTGGTTCAATATTTATTAAACCCTTTGATCCAACATTCTTGAAAGTTCCTTTTTCCGTATCGATGTCGGCCTGAACGAGTGCTATTACTGTATATCCAAGAGTTTTACACAGATTTAATCTACATATATTCCTTGATAAACGACGAATTGCACTCCATTCATTTTCATCAGACGGATCTGCAACAACATTAGCTAAATTATCTAAACAGCAAAATAAGTGATGCGTTTTACCATATTTCTCGTGAATATTTTTACATATTCGTTCAATTTCATTTGGTGTATTAGCATCGTTTATTATCCATACTATAGATTCAAATAATTTCCAAAACGGTTCATCATTTTTAATTAATTGAAGATATTTGTCAGGAAGCGGCTCGTCTATAGAATTTAAATATTGTTGACTTAGAGATACTCCATATTTTACATAGAGATAATGAGCTATAATTCGTTTATTAATCTGTTTTTTCTCATCTTCCATAGCAAAATATAAGACTTTAACCATATATCTGTTAGCTATAGCAAAATCTACTATGTGGTAAATTAGATGTCTAAGAAATCTACTCTTACCCACGCCAGAATTCGCGACGATACCCATGTATGTGCCTTTTTCAAATGTATCAAAGTATTTTCGATATCTTGGTAAGGAAAAAGGCACACCATTAAATAACTTCTGTTGTTTTCGAGCTCTCTTTTCCTCTATATCCTTTATTGTTTCCTCATATAAGCTCAAGTTTTACCTCCTTTAATCAAACTTAAGTATTTTCTCATCTATTAATTGAATCAACTGCTTACGTGAGAGTTGTTTTTCACTTATCTCCTGGAAAGACATGATACCGTTTAGATCTATCCAATCTAAAAGTTCTACATCGTTCCATGTGTTGATGTCTGTTTTAGTGTTTTCCATAGTTTTTAATTTTTCTTTCCAGAAAGAGGGATTATTCTTGTACAAGTAGACATCATTAATCTTTCTCTAAACTCTGATTCAGTTACTAACTCTTCTTTAAAAGAATAACGATAATTAGTACGATCCCAGCCATCAGGATCGAGTATTTTAACTTCCTTATTTGGATATAGTTGACTGTACCAGTTCTCGCTAGTTTGTTTCATATTAATAAAATTTAAACGGTGTCTAAAGATTTAGTATTAAACGATTGCGTTGGACTTTTACGCTCTTCCAAGACCTTTTCACACCAACCAGCTAAAGTTGAAGACAAGACCTTTCCTGTTTTATCTTGTTCAGCTATGAAGTTGCTACAATTCTGTGTGAACTGATGACCACTTGGTGAATCTTCTTGTTCAGCTAGATAGAGTTTTACTGCATCTAGCACCACATCTTCTGGAAAGGAATAATTAGACTTAAACACTTCTAGCTTCCTCAAAGTATTATCATATCCTCTTCGTAACTGACGTTTCTGATCATTAGAAGGTGGAAATGCAGCATTAACTTCTCTTGCTAGTTTCTGTAGATCTGTTGGTTCTTGTTCTACTAGCTCTCCTGTTTCTTTGTCGAGAATTTGAACTTGAGTTACTATTTGAGAATCACTTCTTTCCAGAATAAAGGTGGCAAGATCAGTCCCTTTCTTAGTTAATTTCCAATTGAGCGGCCCGTCCTTATCTACCTGAACTAATCCTTTATGTTCAAGACTCTTAAAGAATAATACAAAATCACGATTGCTATTTTCTTGATCCATCTCATCCAAGACTTCAACTTCGTCATTTAACATTCCAATTAGTACAACCTCAGCTGAACCCATTTCTCGTTCGCTAATTCGTGCTTCTCGAAGTTTTTTAATAATTGCACTATCGAGTGCCACATTTACCCTATTCACTTGTTCCTGTTTTACCATAGTTCTTTTATACCCTCTATAGCTGATATAATGGTGCGCGCCGAATTAAGATAAAAAGGATAGTTAATACTTCTATCTTCAATCTTTTTATCATCTAATTCATTTAAAATAGTAACTGGTGAATCCTTTAGAAGATTTGTAATTCTAACTTTCTTAGTTTCTTCATCTACTACTTTTGCATAGAGATAAGCACCACTTTTAACAGCAAAGAATCTGTTTACCCGTTGTTGTTTTTGTTGGTTGTGAAAACACTTAGTTCCATACTTTAGCTTTTTATAGCTACAGAACTGAAGTATATTTGATTCTTCTCTTATTGTCTTTTCAATAGGAATTTTATTAAATAGATATTCTCTTATAGCTTTCGCAATAATAGGAAATTCAGATCCTTTTCCTAATTGAGTTTCAGAAATAAACATACCCTTCTCCTTGAAAGAAATTTTACCTTTACTAATAGTAGTTCCTATATAATCTGCTGTATTAACAAAATATACTTCCTCAAACTTAGTAAGTTCCATTTCCATTAAAGTAATAGCTTCCCATTCTTTAATTATCTTATCAAGGAGCGCGCGGTCTGTCTTAAGAACTTTTACAAATAATCCATCAGTATTTGCATCAATTAGCTGAATATTATTTTCAAAAAGTCTCTCAATAAGCATTGCTAAGAATAGTTGTCCACTTACACAAATCTGTAAACGAACCTGATGATCAAATAACCATGAATATTGTGATCCAAACATACCATAGGAGCCATTTAAAGATAGCTTAAGCGTCTCATTTTTAAGTTTATTACCTTCTGCCTTAGCGCGAACTCGCTCCTCTTTAATGCCAGCGTAAATGCGTAGAAATAGATCAGAATTAAGATGTCCAGGACAGAATTTATGCTTAATTATAAGACTTGGATAGTAAGAGATTACATCTATTGAAAGAATATCATATTTGTCGTCGCTTTTCCAAGCTCCTGCTTGAGTATAACCGTGAAGTCCACCAAGAGAAAACTTAAACTTAAATCCATTTATAAGAGGTTCATGAAGAAGTTTACCATCTTCAAAAAGTTCTTCTATAAAATGCTTAGAATACCAAGTATGATTTTTATAAACTTGTAATACATCTTGAAAAGCTTTAGTTTTAAACTCTACTTGAGGAAGAATAATATCTTTAATATTTATCTTATCTCTAAAAGTTCTTTGCTCTTTAAAATCTGCATTACCTATTTCTTTCTGATAAAGTACTTCTATTATTTTTACTCCAGAATTTACACTATCCAGTGAGAAGGCATCAATTCCATACTCTTCTTCCATCCAACGACGAATCTTAAGAGCATCTATAGATTTAGAAAATACAAGTTTTGTAGCTTCACAGTCTATTAAATTATATGCAATTAACTCCTCTTTCTGGGAAGATGTAAGTTTCTTATCAAATCCATGAGGAAATTCACGAACTGATTTAAAGTTAAGAGAACATTCAAGTTCTTTAAGAGAACATCTAAGCTTCTTTGAAAATAGAAGTCTCATCAGATCTATGGATTCATAAAGATCAGACTTTAAATAGTCCTTAAATTCTTTATAAAGATTAAATCCTTGATCTTTTTGTCCATTTATAATTTGTCCACTAATCTTATAAAGATCTGCAGCTTTTACAGTCTTATTTTTGATGCAATAATTAGTATGAATATTATCGAACGTTTGATTATTGAATCCAACTAGCATTTTTCCTTTTACAAAATCAATCAACTGCTGTCGATCGTTTCTTCCCGTATCATCGTCAATTTGAAACGTAACATGTTTATCTGAATTAAACTCAAGAAAGCTTACTTCAGCAAAGGAAATTGTTGTTTCCCAATCATAGATCCATAATTTACTCATTCAATCTCCTCCCACTCTACACTTCCGTTATTTCTCCAACGATCTAATTCTTCGTCTATTTGTTCCATGAGTCTATTTGCTTCATCAATTCCTTCCCAGTGTTCTACACCCGCCGCCTCTAAACAAGTAATCCAATCTTCCATGTATAAAAGACGAGCATGTTCCTCCTTAGTAATAGTTATTGTTTCTTTCATTAGTGTAAAATATTGTATTGATTAATAGATTCGTGTTTTGAATGGCGCGAAAGTTGATGCTCAAGTTCAGTACATTTTCTCTGTAGTGTTTTTAGAGCTTGATCTTTCTTTTGAGATTCTGTTTTCAGTCTTGTGTTTTCCTTACGTAGGGCGCGCCCTTCATCACGAAGACGTTCTTTCTCATGAAGTACTGGTATAATAGACTGTACTCCAAGAAACGCTAATCCTGTTGCCTGATTTAGTATCCGTTTAGGATCTTCTTCACTCTTTTTCATCTTCTAAAACCTCTCCTTTAGGTATATATTTTTTTGCATAAAGTTTAATAAGATGCTCTCTACTCATATTATTTACTATTTGATGGAGAAACAAAAATTCACTTTCTTGCGTGCGATATGAGAGATTAGCTTTAATTATAGCTTCTCTTAGTTGTTTTTCAGTCATTCTTTAAATGTTTTACCTTGTAATACTGTATGTAATTGTAAAAGTTCTTCAAGAGAAATATTATTTGCTCTATTTATTATATGTGGTGGCACATTGCTTAGAGATCCCCATTCCCAATATTGAATGTAATATTCTCTTAATTCTCTTTCTGTAATGTATTTTGTTTTCTTTCCAGAAAAAAGGTCCTTTATCTTCATAGGTTTCTCTTTTGTGTTTTTCACAAATCTTGGTTCTTTTGGTTTCCAAGAATAACTATCGCGTCTACCTAGTTGTCTGTTCATATTTATCCAGTTCCACTCTCCCAGTAGTGTAATCGTTCTGAAAGTTTAACAATAAACTTGTCTTTTCTTGCGTCATCTTCACGATACTTTCTTAAAAGTTCTTGAAGTTCTTTAATTTGATTCTTATATTCCACCTCTTTCTGGAAAGATAAAGCTTCTTCCTCAGTAAAACTATCCTTAAATGAACTCACCCCTATCATTGTAGTAGTTGAAATGTTAATAGAAGTTGTATGAAATGAAGTAGCTGATCAAATCCCAGATTCTTAAAGAAGTCTCGGTCGCGCCCCTGCCTCCAAAAATAAGCATTAACACGAGAAGTAAAGAAATCTGTTATAGTATGTAAAACAAAAGTTATAGCACAAAATTCCCAAGCTAAAGACGGACTCTTATTTATCGAAGCAAAGATAAACATCATTGGAATAATAAAGAAAAAAGAATAAGAGAAAGTATGAGAGAGAAGCGCTGTAATGCTATGACTCTTATTTCTAGCTTCTTCTGAAGTTTGCACCCAGAAATCTGCGATATAATGAATTAAGAGTATTCCTAAAATTAATATGGTTTGTGTCAAAGTAGTATGTCTAGATTAAAAAAAGCATATTCTTGAAGTTGTTCAATAAGTTTTAACCATTGTTCTACCGAAAGATTATTACCTTTTGTTGATATTATATCAATAGATTTTTTAAATAACTCATGAGTTTCTTGTTTTGTGTGTCCTGTGTGATTAGCAATAGTTTCAATCTGAAAAAAATACTTCTTACGTAAAGCTTCTAGATTATTATTTTCTAGTGAATGAATTCTTACTAAATATTTTCCATCAGTAAGTGACTGAATATACTCAGATAACTCACTATTCGTTTTTCCGTTTTTCTTCTGTAATATTATTATCATAAAAAATATATGGTGTATTATTATTTATTTTTCCTATTAGCTTCTTTCGCATACCCGATGAGCTAAGTTTCAAAATTCTAGCTACAACACTAATAGAATTATATATTTCACCTGTTACAGTATTAATAATCTTTATACCAATGTGTTCTTTATGCTTTCTATTCCTTTGAAATTTTCGTAACTTTTCAAGAGTTTCTTCAGAAGCTTTTAAACCAATATGTCCTTTTGATATATTTGCTCTAACTTCATCAGATAATTTTCTACCTCTTAACTTTGATGCTGTTTTTTCAACACTTTCTCTAGAACATACTCTTCCTGTATTTTTACTAGGTGGATATGAATCAATTTTTATAGGAAAATTTTCTTCATAATATTTCCACAAGTATCTATATGAAGATTTACAAAAACCAGAAGCACAATGTGAAATGGCATCTGGTAATCCATTTACAAAACTTGCTGCTAAATCCAAATTTTCAAATAACTGTATAAAGTTACCCTCTAAATCATATTGTAATACTTTTTTTCGTAGTTTTTTAATATGACGTGTTTCAGCTGTTGGTTCTATATTATATCCAAATTCTGAATCATGTGTTTTAAGTATAGTAGCCCAATAATGCTCCCAAAAGCATAATTCATTCTCAGAACATTCTTGAATGACATTATGTGAAAAGTTATGTCGTCCATAAAGATTATAAGCATTTTGTAGATGAGCATTTCTATGTATCTGAAACTCTAATGTACGAAAGTGAACAGATTTTCTACTTTCAATATCTTTAGAATAGCCAATGTATCTTTTTTGGTTAGTATCATTTACAATTTCATAAATCCCACATGTAGCCATAAACAAAGAAGTCCCAGATAGGTGCTACTACTCCGAAGAGTATCCTAAATGAGACTTGAATAAGTTTATAATAGGAGTAGTAGCTATAAAAATATAAGCTATTTTCTCGAGATTACCAAATTATTCTTATTTATCAACATATACTTTGATTTTACGTTTCTTCTTAGATACTTTGTTTGAGTAGTGTAGAGAAGTTTGAATTAGACTTTCCAGAATAAGGAGTTTACACCAATCCTTTACTGTGGGCACGCCCTCTGTAGAATAACGCCAAACAAAGACAAAAGCTATAAGAAATAGCACAAAAAATAATATACTTAGACTTCTATTTCTATTTGGTTTCATTGTTTTATTTTAATTCGTGAAATTACCAATCAATATTTATAGCGTATGGCCCAGCTTCAATTAATCCTTTAGAATGAAGATCATTAGCGACTGTTTGTATATCTGGATAAAAGTTTCTTGACCAGAATAAAGAACGTTCCCAATTATTCATTTTAGTGGGATAATTAGCTTCGGCGGCTAACCAAACAGCAAATTTAACTCCTTCTTCAGGTCCATTCACCTCTTCCTGGATAGAATCATGCATCTCTTCATCATTAGTTTCTTCAGGAATAGTTAAATTAAAAAGACCCCTATGTTGACAGCCATATTGCTGTTGAAAAGAATAACTTTTATTATATGTTTTTTGAACAAGATCGTCCCAATCTTGTACTTCAATTATTTTCTTTGTTGAAAGTTTAATCATTGTTTTGTTTTAAAGTTGAAATTAACCAACCATTTTCATAAGATTCAGTAGGATTCATATGGATATATTCGTGATGTGTAGAACAGCATGACATAAAATCTTCATATAACTTCTGTCCTAACCTACCAGCGCGATGATGTAATTGAATTCTCTTAGAAGTACAACCAGGAAATTCACAAGTAGGGTGTTCTAAAAAGTATTGATCTCTGAGTTCCTGATACTTTTTTAGACGTTCTCTATGTTTATCACTAATCTTCTTAATAGTAGATTTGGATAATATAGGTTTATTATGTGCTTTAAGATAACAGGAGCGACAAGTCTTCTTAGAAAACCAGGGTCGCTCCCGTTTACATATAATACAAGTTTTATTTTTTACTTTAATTGACATACACAAATGTACGACAATTTTCTCAAACTACCAAATAAAGTTTAGTAACAGAAAATCGAAATTCTACGTCCAGAGTTGGGATTACGTCTATGTTCTGTGAATGTAGGACAAACTTCTTGCATTATACTATCACAATAAGGATGTGCATGATTGCTCATTATAAGCCAGCCTGCTGTATTTCTTTTTATTTGTGTGAGACACTCTCGCATAGCACTAACTATAAGTTCTGTTGGCACACTTCTATTCGCAAAATGTTCTAAACGTGAAATACCAGAAACTTGTCTAACACCACAAGAAATGTTAGATGAATATACATTTAATTCGACTACACCAAGATCACGTCCTGCTTCTCGAAACATAATACGATAATTTAATCCAGATGTTATTACATAGGTAATACCATTAATTGTTCTTACTGGAGTTATTACAGGTGGTCGATTTACTTTGAATCTTTTATCAGGAGATCCATCTTTATTAACTCTTTGTACTGTTTGTTGTGTTGTGTTGTTCATGTTTTGTAGTCTTTCCAGAAAGAAGGTTTAATTTTGCAATCATGTATAGCAGGCTAGCTGACTCAATACACCCTTCTCACTGGAAAGAATAAAATTTATTTAGTTAATTAATCACTTAGGGACGTTCATCATCTGAAGTATCAGAAGATAGAATCCAGACTTTGATGCTAGCACCACTGTTAGGATTGAGACGATAAGTCGTTTGAACATAAGCAATCTCATCCATTATCTCGTTGATGTTTTCTGTTTCATCATTATTAGAGAAGATGAGAAATGCTGCATTTCTAATATTCATTAATTGCTGTTTCCAGGCAATTATAGCTTCTTTAATGATATCTTCAGGAACATCATTATCCGTGATAAGCGCTTCAAAACCAGAGAGATTATCTATCTCTAAAGTGCCACAGGAATTGGTATTATCTATGACACTAAATGTATTCTCACCACGATTATCTCCGTCTAAGAGAAAACGAAGAGTGTCTCCGTTAATCTGATAAGTCCATTTAGGTACTTTAGGTGGAAGAGCGGGCCTTGTTTCACGAGTTTCAGTGTACACCTCATCGTTAGTGAGTGCTTTGGCTTCTTCGGTGCGAAACCATTTACCAGATTTCTCTGTGCAGTCTACTCCTTTTTGGTAGTAGTTGCCCTTAATGAGGGCACAGTCAGAAACGTTTCTTTTGACGCCTCTGATGTCAGTTACTGTTGTAGTCTTTGCCATGTTAGTTTGATTTGTTTTTAGTCTTTCCAGAAAGAGGATTATCTTGCAAATCCAATTGCTCCCTTTTGTTTTTGTAAAGTACACTCTAATTCATCAATATTATAGATTTCAGCTAAACTCATTGCTTTTTCAGCTTTATAAGACTTTTCTTGAATATCAAGTAAGTTTTGAGCACAATCAATATCAAGTTTTTTAAATTCATACTCTCTAATAAGCCGCCCCTTTCTTAAAAGAGCAGAATCAACTTTAGAAAGATGAGTATTAAAAGTACATATAATTTGTAAGTTAATAGCTTGACCTATAAAACCATCAGAGAGATTTAATAAAGAGGTAATAGGTGAATAACTATCTTTTTCTCTGGAACAAATAATCTTTTCTGCATCTTCTATAACAAGAATACAATTCTGATTTTCTAAAAGAAGAGTTAAGAAATTAGGTGAATCAAGTTGATGTGTTAAAGTGGATGAAACAATAATAAACTTTTTACTACATGTCTTAGCAAGATATTTAATATAATTAGTTTTACCTGTGCCAGGATCACCGTGAAAAAGATAAACGCCTGTACGATCTTTAGCTAAACTTTTTTGAATGTAATTATGTGTTTCTTCAAAGTCTTTATTGTAGTTATGAAGGCTAAAGTCATTATCTTTAAGAATAATAGACTTTATGGAAAGTCCACCTTCCCGATTAGTAATAACTAAAGAAACACTTGTATCACCTTCTTTTACTTTTGGAGGAATAGACTTACATAATGCAATAATATCACGTATAAAATCTGATTCTGTTACATAGAAAAGCTCGATAGAATCATAATTATGGAATATTACACCACATTCTTCAAAGATAATACATTCTTCTTTAAGAGCATGTTCATATTTTTTATCTTTAAGACTAATGACATTATCTCGATATGACTTTTTAATAAGATTACCATATTTCTCATGAAATATCTTATTGACTATTTTATAATCTACAACAATACTCATTCTATTTGGAATTGTTCCAAAATAATTCCAAAACAAATGTATTGGATTAACATAATAGTAAGAAGATCCTAATGCGTTTTGTAAATACTTATCAACCTTCTCCTCCGATGTCGTGTTCTGCATAGTCTTTTGCGTTTTTTGGTTTACAAGGAGCAGTTGTATCGTTGAGAAGTGCAATATGAGAATCTTTATCAAACATGTTGTGAGGATTAATTACATATTGCAAATGGCAAGCGTGGCAGATATAGATGGCTTTCTTATCAGCATAATTAAAATGGACAGATTGCCATTCGTGATCCAAGGGCGCGTTCAATTTATCCTTGTATGCTGCTCTCATCTGCTTCTCAAATGTAGCCTCTCTACTGGAAAGAATCTTGTTCTTAATACGTTTTAAAATATTCATAGTTAATGAATTAATAATTCTGATTCCCCAAAATAACTTACACACCTGTATTTACCATCAAATTTACGAAATGTAATATAAGGATTACACACACTATCTTCATAAATTGAATCTAGTATATCTTCAGTATCATACAAATCAACCTCACAGCCAATACTAAGTAAATAAGCTAATACTCTTCGTGACACTATCCACTTATTTAAATGTCTTTTAAATAAAGCTTCTATTGCATAACGAATAGTCATTTTATCCTGACTTTTTACAGTTTTTATTCTACAATTCGCCGCCATTAAGAAATTAGTTTTAAAAATAAGCACCCAAGCCTTCTTACTGAACTTGGGTGCTATCTATAGGCGTAAAGAATTAAGTGGTGGATCGGAGCGGAATCGAACCGCTGTCCAAACACAACAAGTCGTATAGTCTTTTTACATGCTTTAGAGAGATTTATCGTTTCTTCAAACTATCTTGGTTAATAGACCGCAACCAAGCTAATCGTGTGTTCACATTTACAGTGGAACCTCTGTTTTCGTATGTTAACGTCTGACGAGACGTAATGTTAAGCAGCCATGCGCAGGCTCCTTGGAGCGGCGAATGAGGCAACATTAATCGTGCGAGAAGAACCGAAGCTCATTCCGCTTTTTCTAACTTTAGCGATTGTTTTCTCGTTTATATTGCTGGTCAAAACGACTTCCGTGCATGTCTATTATTCCAAATTTATGCTGTCAAAACCAGGCCGACCCACCTCTTAATCTTTATCCTTTATTAGTACTTTCAGCTTGACAACTTGTGCATCTTACTCGGTTACGATGTGCTCCTTTTCCTTCAGCAGGATTTGCTACACGTTTGTTCTTTCCGTATAACTGATCTTGATAAGGATTAGGGCATGAACAAGTAATAATAACACAACCTAACTCTTTTACTCCTTGTCTTACACGTTTAGATTGTTGTGTTTTAACAATCTTTCCAGCAGACCAGGAACTTGGACATTTTTGTTCGATACTTATGAGTGCTCCTCCAGGACTTACAGCAAGTGCTGTACGTTCATAGAAGAGTTTTCCTTTTTTCTTTGTTGATCCGGCCATTAATAAGCGAATTGTGTTTTATGTGTGACGAGAGTAGATTCAAATTGATAGGTTCTAGAGGGGCTGGGCAGTCTATAATACAACTCTTTAGGTGTGAGTTTCTTTATGCGTCTCACTATCCTTGGATCACCGAGAAGTAAATCTTCTTCTGGTAATTTCTTTAAGAGTTTCTCTACTCGAGTAAGAAGACTAAAACGCTCATTAGTTAATTTGAGTTGCTTTGCCTTTTCTTTCTCTGAGTTACGCTGACTTTCTTTATTCTTATATTCTATGTCCTGACTTTTGTAAGGATCATATCTTCCGTTTGTGAGATAAGATGTGACTTTATCTCTAAGATTTGGAGTCAAGTTTGTAAGTTTAGGATAATCGTGAATATTGCTAATATACGATTCCTAATTTGTCTTCAAGATAAACAATCTTTTCCTTAAGTTTTGAAATTTCTGAGTCAGTTAGGTCGCCCGTTTTAATACGTTCCTCTATCTTTCTTAGTTCATTCTGTTTCTTTTCAAGACTTGTCTGTCGGAAAACAGGAGAAGAGTTCTTAAGTTTCCTTATGCGATTTCGTCTCTTCCCCATCTTTTATTCGGTGAATTATTATTGACAGTCATAGAATTTGTTTCTTATAGCGTTAAAGCTTGGAGTGTAAAGCTTAAGTTGTTTTTGGTAACCTTTATAGTTTAAAATAAAGATAATATCTTCAGGTAGGCGCATTATATTATTAATCATAATACGTGGCTCTCCTTCTTTATAGAAGTTACCAACTATTCCTACATCTAATACTGTTTTATTTTCAGCTGAACTAAATCTACAAAATAAGACGTAATCTCCTGCTTGAACACCTCTATTAAAAATAAGGTCTTCTCTTCTAAGCATTAATAATGTTTATTAGTTGGTGTAATTTGTTATACTTTCGATAGAATAAGATTTTTTCTATCCAGGAAAAGGATTTTATCTGAGAGCGAAGTGACGCTATCGCTATTTCTCTGGAAAGACGTTCTTTTTCTAATCTAGTTTGTATTACATCAGGTGAAACCTCACCACAAACATCATGATTAATTTCAAGCTTAGAAGCAAGCAACAGCTCATATGTAATACACACATAATCTGTTGCTTGATCTAAAAGTGGGCGTCTCATTACTCGGTTAGCTGACGAAATGTGTTAGCAAAGGATTCAGAAAGAGCGTCAATGTTTTCAATATCCTGCGCCAAATCCTGCATTTCTTTGGTGAATTCTTTCATTTTTTCCAGGCGAGCGGCCTCCATCTCTTTGTCCTGCTTACGTATAAAAGCATCATACTCAGCCTTCTTTATGAGAAGTGCTTTTGTTTTTGCTTTTACACGAACTTTAGCTTCTTCGCGGTCTTCAGCGAGAATAGACTGAGCTAGTTCATCAAGCTCATTATTCTTTACTTTAGCTTTCTTAAAGGCTTTTTTATCCCCGTTAAAGAGATTTTCGAGCTGTTTGAGTGCCTTATTGAAGGCAATCTTGTCCTTATTGGTTTCTTGTGGCGCTTGCTGTGGTGCTGTCTGCTCTGTAGTAGATTCCATATAGTTGGTTGATTTTATTTAAAGCTAAAGTTTTTAACGGCATCTAACATTTTAAATTCTATCTGATAGAATTTGTCTAAAGTCTTAGACCGCTCCTTTAATTCTTCATAGTCAATATCATGTACTGCTTCACTTAGCATCTTTAACTTCTGATCTAACTGACGATAATCGTGTTTAGAAGAATAAGGTAAAAATGATAAGAGACAGACAAAGTTATTATCCATAACAAGTTTAAAGTCAGACTTGTGAATACGAAAAGTAAAGTGAGGTTCTATTACCTTAATCTCCTTCTTCAAGAAGTTTAAGAGCATAGATTCAGGAGTTTGTAAGACTACATGACGCTCATAACCAGATTGAAAGTGGTAATTAACTTTCGTTATTACTATTTTTAATTCGTTTCGTAGGAGCGCGATTTGTTTAGAATCCGTATCTTCAAGAGCGTGTTTTGAAGAGTCGTCGAGAATGTGTTGTTTATTCACTTTCTACCTCCTTTATTTGATAGTCTGGAAGAAATCCTATCTTCTGAGCTATGAGTAGTTCAGATTTCTTTTTATCACTTACATACATAGTTCTGGTCTTTCCAGAAAAGAGGATTGAGATTCCATTATCTCTTAAAAGTTTTTGTATTGCTTTTTTATGCATGTCTAATGAATTTTAAAAGGTTTTATAAAGTTTTGTGATAAATATCATAAGCTTTTCAAAGTTAATATTTGTTGGTAAAGAACGATATTCAATTCTACCATCAAACTTTAACTCATAAAAACCTTTATTACGCTTTGAATCACGAATTTCTTGTTCAAATTCATAATCTAGCGCCATAAACCAACGAAACCAATCAAAGTTTTTATTATAAAAAACTTCAATAGGCGCGTGATTAGGTGCTACATGCTTTATATAACTCTGACGATCAGTTATTGAAAGATGAATCCCAGCAGTTCGTTCATTTTGCTTTAAACGATGATTTGTATGACCCATATAGTTCTGATAACTAACTATACCTTTGCTGTATCTTCTAGAAACTTGATTTAAAAAGTCTTTAGAGAGTGACAAAATTGGATTTAAGCTTAGTTTATAATCTGTAGATTCTAGCTTATGCTCAAGTTCTTGCTGAATAGCTAATACAGAATAAACAGCTGAATAAATACTTGTATAAGCAGCTCCTCTTGCTTCAACTAAATATCCACAGCTATCAATAGGAAGATCTAATTTTAAATCTTCTGGCATTATAGGAATGCCTGTTTCTTTATGAACAAGAAAATATTCTCGCTCTAATCCAAAGTTGATCATACAAATAAGTTTAAAAGTTAAATAAGTACTTTTCGTTTATAACCACATGCTGTAGTGGTTTCAATGAGTTTCTTCGCGGAGTTCTTGTTGAACTCTTTCTTTAGTTGTTTGAGTTTGTCTTTCTCTTCCTGAGACTTCTTAAACGCATCTTTATAATTAGATACAGGTTTATAGTCTTTCGGTGAGGCACAAATTGGTTTGTCTTTACTTACGGGTCTTTGAGTGATTTGTCTTAGTTCTTTCATATTCCAAGCTTAAAGTGTGAAGAATTGCGCGCAAGCTAACCTTCATTTATTACCTGCAAATGCAGTTTTCTTCTTATTACAGCGATTCCAACATTTGTCACAAGCGCTGTTTTGTCTATCCAGTAGAAGGTGAATTCCTTGAGCTTTATGACATATAGCACAAGAATTTCCCTCTTTCTGGAAAGATCTACCAGATTTACTTACAAATAGCCTTATGAATTCGAATACAAAAGACATCAATCGGATTTAGATAGGAGATAGGATTTACTCGTAATTTCATCTGTTTTCGCATTTGTTTTGTGTTTTAAAGTAAAGAAATAATAGTGGCGATGACCTGAATCGAACAAGGTGCTGCAAGCTCTACCACTAAGCTACATCGCTATTTAAATATCAATAACCCCTTAAATATCAATAACTCCAATAATCAGATTTATTATGACCACAACAAGGACATATTCCATAATGATTACTTTTCCAATTATCTTTACGTCGTTGTTTATTTCTTTTTACACGAATAACTAAGCGACGCCGTCCTTCTGCAATATAAGCTTGACGTAATTTATTTTTATTCTCAAGCCAAATCTTATGTTGTTCTGGTGTTCTTTTCTGTGTCATAAAAGAAGTTTTAAAAGTTAAAAAAGGAAAAATACAACTACGGAATAATAGAAGTTCATATACACCAAACTAGACTTTCAGTGAACCAGCCATCTAATTAGTGGTACTATTATTAGCATCATTCATTTTTTCCTTTTCTGGATGAGAGTAGAGGCTCCGCCCCTCTGATAAGATCGTCAAAGGATCTTGTGTTGCTAACTACACTAACTCTCAAAGTAATAAAAGCACCTCTCCTACTGGAAAGATGCTTTTTCAAAATACGATTATACTCTGTAACCCCCGTTACAAAATCTGTATAATATTAATTTATCGAAAGTTAATCGTTTAGGCTATTAAGCCAGGACTTCTTATAAGTGGTCTCATCCTTTTTTGAGTGTTAGTTATTAATAAAATTCTTCTTTCCAGAAAGATGGATTAATCATCATTACCATACATATAATGCATATAACCAAGATCTTGCTCTTCAGTTTCTGATTTTTCAACAACAGGTGATAGAGCAACAATTGTTCCTTTCATCATTCTGTTTTTAACAGGAGAAATATGCACAAAACAAGCATCGGCACAATCTATTTTAGTCCAACCTTCTGGTAGATCAATAGTGTGTGTTTGAATATCACTTCCTGATTCAGGGTGTGGTTTTCTTAATTCAAGTTCTAAAATTAGAATTGAATGCTTTCCTAAGCAAAACTTAAGATCTTCTTCTTTACTTTGCGGCCATTTTAGTAATGCGCTATATTCTGCTGCCATATTTTATGAATTTTAAAAGTTAATAATAGATGGAAAGAATGGGCTCCAGCTCCAACTGGAGAAACTAGAGTTTTGGACACTTTCATTCGAGAATATTGGCTCCCCATTCATAGCAAGTAGCCATCGAAAGCTTACCACAAAGAAGGCCGATCCTTTTGCTTGATATTGATACTAACTGGCATACTGTGCCAGCCTAGCTATTTTAGTCGTTCTTCAAGAACTCTTATTTCTTGTTTTATTCGTTTGATTTCCTCTGGAGTGTAGTCTACTAGGCGTCCTATTTTACCATCAATAGTTTGTTCTTCGACTATTTTCTTTCCAGTAAGAAGGTTTTCAGAGAGAATCTTTAAAGCAGAAGTACGTCTTGAATAGTCTTCCACGAATTTACGTACTTTCTTGGCCTTCTTTGTCTTAGCAATGACAATAGGTCCTTTCTCCTCTTTCTGGAAAGACTCTGTACGACGCAAACGTTCTGCTTGAATTGCAGCACGTCCTATCTTCATCTTTTGATTCTTCGTAAGAATCTTATCCTTACCACCTTTTTTACTTCTTTTCGTGTTGGCCATGCGTTGGATTATTTAAAGTATTCCATTCAGCCCACGAGGGCATCTGAATAGAGCGTTCATAGTAAGCTGTTAAATAATCTTGACAAAAATCAGAATAACTTTTCATAAGATACTCTAATTCTTCAAAAGAATATTTCTTTTCCTTGGTGTTAGTGTTAATTGGCATTTCTTTCAATCTTTTTCTTTAGATAATTTGTAGCAGAGTCTTCTGAAAGACCATAGAATCTGGCATAACCTCTTATCATAGAGTCAATTTCTTTTTCGGTATATCTTGGCGCTGACCCAATTTCATGTTCCATGTCCCGATCTGAGAAAATTAGTGCCCATTCGAGTTCTTCATAAATAATCTTCTTCTTCTCATCTATAATGTGTTTACATTCAAGCTCACTACCACTTCTAAGAAGATAAGCTAAATTACTAATGAATGCAGAAGTTACTGTTTTAGCCTTAATTGTGCGATAAGCTCCGTTTGAGAGAACGATCGTATATGAGTTTAGTTCTTCCATTATTTCATAATAAAAATAAATTTGGTAGTTTCGTGTATTTGTTATATCTTTGTAAGATATGGGATTTGGAGTAAGAAAAACAACTTGGTATTGTGCTAAATGTGGTGTTTTAAAAACAAAAGAAAACACTAATTTAAGTAAAGATAAATTAAGTGGATTTTTATCATATTGTAAAAATTGCCATAATAAATGGCGTAAAGAGTTAACTATGAATTATTCAGAAGAAAAAAAAGAACAAATCAAAGAACAGGAACGAAATCACAAAAGAGAAAGATATTCAGATAATCCAATGTATATTAGTTTATTATCAAAAAAAACTTTCTCTAAAAAGTATAATTTGCCTTTTAATCTAACATTAGAAGATCTAATAGTTCCAGAATATTGTCCTTTACTTAATGTCAAAATGGAACGAGGAACTCCTTATACACCTTCTATAGATAGAATAATTCCTAGTCTTGGTTATGTTAAAGGAAATATTCAAATTGTTTCATTAAAAGCTAATTTGATGAAAACAAATGCTACACTTAAAGAACTTAAATCTTTTTGTGAAAATGCACCAAAGCTTTATGAACTAGATAAAATAGAGGATTAGCTTATCAGACTAATCCTCTATCTGTAAATTAAAGCTTTATATTATTATCTCGTCCTGTAGTATTAGTTTCCCTATTAGCATCACTTGCTATTGGAGTATAATCTAATTCAGGCTTTTGATAATAAAGATAAATGTTTGTAGGAAATTGTTTATGTAGTATTGAATACCTTTTAACCGTTTCCTGACATTCATTCTCAATAGCTAAAAGTGATGTTCTTTCAGTTTGTATAGAGACTGATAAATCTTTATAAAGTTGACTTACTTCTTCATAGTTACTATTTGGATTTGTCTCTTTTATCCATTTCCAGGCTACTGAAGCACCATCTTTACGCATAAATGTTATTGCAGTTAAATTCTTATAGTATGAGGAATCGTTGATTCCTGCTATCTGAAGTTTCTGTTCTAACACTTTTTGCATTTTATCAAGAATCATTAAACGCTGATTCTTTTGTTGGTTAAATGTCTGTTCTATATTTACAGACTGATTGTAGTAATTTACTTCATTTTCTAAGATGTAGGACGCGCCCCATAAAACTACTATTACTATTACAAATGCTACGATGTTTTTTATGATTCTCATAATATTTAATTTAATTGACGGCACCTTTCGAAGCCTTAAAATGAAGAAAATTGTTACAGGCCAAACTAAAGAATAAAGAAAAGAGAGAGTACCTTTGTTTGACTCTGCAAATTCTTCATTGAATAGAAAGGATGTTAATGCTGTCATTTGTATGTCTTTATCATAAGTTAAGATATAGAAGACATAGATGAATCCAGCTAAGTAAATTAGTAATGGTATCATACAATTTGATTTTTGTGGTTTGTTAAGAAATAATCTTTCCAGAAAGATGGTGAAACTAACTAAGTTGGACTTTTACCAACACACACCTTTCTATTGCAACTAAGACTAGGATCAGGCATTACGGAGTATCAGCTTTTTTCTCTTTAGTGTCTTCCTCTTTTCAATGATGTCACTAGCACCTTGAGACATATTAGTTAGCTCACCTTCTTCCTGGAAAGATTTAAAATTACTTATATTTATTCTCATTAAAGTATGATGAACAATGAGCTAAATCCTCGTTATAACTCTTTCTACATCTCATGCGAATAAGCATAAGCACAAAAGAAACAGGAATAATTCCAAATAGCCACCAAAGAGTCAAATGTGAGAAAAAGAATATTCCATAGAAAATAGCACACATTATCACTATATTCTCTAACCACTGCATCAAGCGGCACGAATTCTCAGAATAGTTTTTGAGTCCAAGCCACCATTGATAGAGATTGATGTAGTTCTTGGCTCCGTCTATTAAAACAAAGTAATCTGGTTCAACACGATAAAAGAGAAGCGGATCCTTGCACGGATATCGTGTCATACCTTCTATTGGCTTATCACCTCTTCCTGGAGAGAGAATCCATATTTGATTCTGAAGATCAGAAGCATCCATAGTATGAATACTTGTTGATTCCAGAAAATCCTTAAGCTTACGTAAGAATTCAGGTGTGTATTCTCCTTGATAGGACTTTCCAGGAATAAAGGCAAGATTATACTTACAAGCTTCTGCATGTAACTCTGCTTTAGAGAATGTAACATTAAACTCTTCTGTGTATTTATCTTTGGTCACCTTTATACCAAGAGCGTCTTCATCTCTGGTAAATTGATTGTTAGGAGAGATGGCGCGTGCTAATTTTATTAGGGCATCATCTTCAGGATTTGCAAGAAGGAGCTGTAACTTTGTAGCTCGACTATCTTGTTCTTGTAATTGTAATTTACTTTGAAGCATAATAATATAGTTTGATTTTGAAAGTGAATAAAATTGTTATAATCATAATGAGATATGTAAAAGAGCCAATCCAGATCCAAGCAACTCTTTTAGCATGAACGTTTTTAGCTTCCTGTTCAGAAACAGAAGGTTGATCAATATAATAAGTAGGAGCAACTATATACACCCATTTATCATCATCTGCGCCATGAGTGACGTTACCGTAACAAGCATGATCGATGGGTTTAATCCAGATCTTTCCATCTTTCTGGAAAGTAGAATCATACCAATAAGTACAGTAGTCATCTTTACTAAAAGCAAGATTAGCTTTATATCTTGATACAGTATCTGTACAAGATGAGAAGAGAAGTAAGGCGCCAAAGCACCATAGTAGTAGTTTGTTCATTAAATTAATTTAAAAAGTAAATTAAAGACGTGTCGTATAAGAAGCACCACACTTAGTACATTCACGAAGAACATTTTTATACTCTATTGGGCTTATAGGATCTCCTTCTTCCCAAGTCTGTCGAGCAACTTCTTCGTAAGTATGAGCACAAGTAAAGCTGGGTTTTAAAGAATTCTTTTCTAATTCAAATCTCTTTGTTTCTTCTTCTGCAAGTTTTTGTTTTAGTTGAATCTCTGCTAAAATAGGATCTTTTAGCCGAGCATCTTCACGAAAACTAGCCTCTGCTAAACGAATGTTTGTTCGTTCATGAGTTACGTTTATAAGATAACAAATCATACCACAAACGCCTATTATACAAATTGCAATTAGATAGTCCATAAATTAAGTTTAAGAGTTAATAAAAAAATAGTGACATGCTGTATTCCTACATGAGTCACTTATTGAAACGATTGAGAGCATCCCCAACTGTTAGCGTGAGCTTAGAGATCTATTTCGTCTATAGTCTCGAATGATGTTGATAAAAGAGATAAGATGGTCGCCAAGATATGGAATTTGACCTGTTTGTGTAGTTTTTACTATGAAAACCATTGATACTTCTTTAATCCAAACCTTATAATAAGTTTTTTTAGCCACAAAAAAGATAGAATCATTTGTGTACATTACATCTTTCATTGGTTCGTTGATCATCTCTTTTAAGGTCTTTCCAGGAATTCGGATTGAGCTAATATCCAACTTATCATTGAAGTATATAATGAACTGATTACTAGTAGGATCGATACTCATTTGTGTAACATCTTTTAACCAGGAGTCTCTCATTTTATCAAAATCAAAAGTTTGACTACATCCTTTAAAAGCACACAAACATAAAAGAATTACGGCTAAGATAGCAATAATATTAGTAGTTTTAGTATTTATTTTTTCGTAAATAGTATTCATAAGTCTGTGTTTTTATAAAGTTCGTATAAGAATAACCTAGCTTTCTCAGCCTCGGCCGATTGTTTGTTTGCTTTATTTTTGTTCTTAGTCATATGAAGAACTTTTGCATATGCCCACTGTTCCCAAAAAGATCCACTGCGTATATTTTCCTTAATTGCTTGCATTTCTTCATTCATAAGACTTCTTCTTTTGCGTGGATTTGTAGTTAGTAAGGGTTAAAAAAGATCTACTATAAAACGATAAATCATAACCGATTACAACTTTAGCGTTAAGATAGTTGTGATCATCTTTTCTAATAAGACCCGAAACATAAACTCCGCGCCAAATTCTAAAATCTTTCACAAATTCAAAATCACCAATACAACTTATATCGTGATCTTTATGTATAGATAAAGAAATAATGCTAACACCAAAAGGTATTTTTACATTAGTAAACTTAGCCTTACCAGACACCCAGGAAGTCAACGGGATATACACATTATCTCCTATAATCTTAACTTCAGGAGTAATAAGTCCACCAATTTCTTCGCCGTACCACAATTGACGATATTCACGTCCCTTTTGTTTAGGATTACGTGAGTTAACAAATACATTAATATCTCGAGTAGTCATCTGAATAATTTTAAAAGGTTAATTTACACAAAGTTCAGTAGTTAATTCTGCTTCAGCACTCTCAAACGCCCGCCCTAATTCAAAGCAAACATAACACCACTCATCTACTGTAATACAATCCTTTTTTATTTTTTCTATAATAACAAAAGGAGTGTATTTCATTTGAATAAGATGATGTAATCTTTTTCTTAAAGCTTCTGCTCGTTCATTAGAGATATCCATTGCTTGGTCAAGATTCATTTTAGTAATTTTAAATTGTTAGAAAATAAGTTTTAAAATAGAAAGCGCCTCTTTCCTAGAAGAATTACATCTAGAGCTCATCAGTTTTTCTTTCCAGAAGAGAGGCGGCCCCTATCTTTTAACTCTAATGTTAAGTACTCCAACTATAAATAGTATAAGTAATAAGTAACCCATAATATTAAATTAGTAAAAGTAAAACAATAGCAATTAAAATCAAAACACCAACGCCTGTTTCTATAGTTGCTCTTATGGCAACTTGATTTTTTATAGACATGGAATAAAGATGTTTAGGAAAAAGTGATCTATAAATAGCCGCCGCCATAAAATATATGTATGGTGCGCACCAAAGTAAGAGTGTTAGTAATTTCATCATACATAATTTTAGAAGATTAAGAAATAAAGTTGTGTTATAGTAAATTGGTAACGATATACAGTAATGTACCAAAATAAATCGGAATAAATATTTTTAAAGATATTTGTTGAATTACTTTTTTGTACCAAAATTAAATTATATCTTTGTGGTGTTATATGGGCTGATTTTGTTTTAAATGTTGCATTATTAAACTTTTTAAAACAACCACAATGTCAAAGCAAAAAGAAGTCGTAAGAGAAGTCGGCAGAGATTCAGGTAACGGACAATTTATTCCGATTAAAGAAACGGAAAGGCGCCCAAAAACAACGGAGAAAGAGAAAATACATTACCCCGCTCCGAAGAAAAAATCATAGTATTTTTTCGTAAACTTCCTTAGTCAAGTATCCGATGAGATATGCATAAGCCTCATCGGATACTTTTATTTTCAAATCCATTCCAATTCTTTGCATAACAAGCGTAACAACATGAAATATTTCATGTTGTAGGTTGCCAAAATCAACAGCCGTTGTAGGATTCCCTTTTATTCTTATCAAACACTGGTCGCCCATAAAAATTGCAGATTTAGCACACTTATTTGGAGATGAATATTTCCATGTTTTATCATCATGTATATCATAATATGCGAGCCGCTTTTTTAACTGCTTATCAGTTTCACCAATCGACACCATTACATCATAAGGATATACAATAAGTGAAATAATAAAATTTTTTGTGTGGCTAATATTCATATGTTATTTATACTTAGTACATCAGTGTATATCGCTATCAGAATATACTAATATTTTGTAATTACTAGGATCAGGATTTGGCGCTTGAATTACTCTAGTTTCTTTTGAATCAAAACTACTAGTACTCATTTTAAAGAGTCCCATAAAGAATAGATTTAATGAGTTTCCTGAATAGCTTACGTTTCTTCTTATGTGTCATAGGAGGTTTAATTTAGTAAATCTTTCCAGAAAGAAGGTGAATTAACAATGTAGTTAGATGGCCCGTAGGTCTAACTCGAGTATACAGCTTCACAGTACTACTGATATATCTGGTCCCACCTTCTTACTGGAAAGATTAAAATATCTTTATAATTGAGACTCAGGAACAGCTAAACGACATTCAAAGTCTCTACGAAAATGTCCTTGTGGTGCTTTAAACTTAGCTCTGGCGGCCTCCTTTGTAGAAGCATAGACATCCACAGAAGCAACTGAAGAATCAGATTTATGAATGAATTGATAACGAGAAAGTTTAGCGTGAGCGGTGTGAAGTAGGTGTTTCATTAAACAACAATTTAAAAATGAGAAAATAAAAAAACTCCCCGACGCATACATCAATTCTGATGTCACGAATCTTAATCGGGGAGCCTAAAAATACCTAAACTCGAACGTTACTTTGTTAGGCGGGATTTGCCTTGATTCTACTTGTACCAGACTTAGTACAGAGGTGGAGGCAGGTGCTCCTTATCACAAGTTCCTATGCAACCGTTCAGAACAGGGGAGGCTTATTTGTTAACAAGCGGAAAAACCTCAACGCTTAAATTCATAGCAAAAGGAAGTACTAATTAAGCAGGAAAATACTCAGTTTGATAAGCTTCCAATTGCTTTAAGCCAGCAGAATAACCTACTATTTCCTGGTCAAGATTGGCAAGTGCGTTCCAATCCACACCTGGTTTAATAAATGATAAACGCTGATTTTTCTTTTCAGAGAGAACACGCCTGGTTTCGGAGATGTTTGCTGCTAAAGAAAGTTGGGCTTGTTCGCAATCGTAAGACAGAACCTCTTGGCTTCTCTGTTCTTCCGTACGACTGATAATTGATAAAAAGGTTGGCTTTGTAGCCGTTGTTGTGTTGCTCATTTTGTTGTTGTTTTATTTGTGAGAAATTATTTGATTCTTCGTAAACGTAAAAGTCTTTCATGTAATGATAGAGTATTTGTCCGTCATTATAAATAATAGTTATGCTTAAACTTGGTATGTGTATTTCTTTAATAATAACAAATGGAAGAAGTTTTGGTTTATTAATGTTCATATTCCAAGATTCAGCAGGATATACTTTCATTCCTATAAAAGCATTTTCTTTAGTGACGTATTGAGGTGTCTTTCCAGAAGAAGAGATAGGAGCCGCTCCTTCTAACATTTCCCGCCATTCTTGAATAGTAAGAAGAGGAATATTTTTAATAAGACCACCATTTGCTAGAGTTTTCCTATTACATATTTCGTAATATTTAGTTCCACCCATCATAGTATGACCAGGACAAGCAATAGTTAAAAGTCTTAGAAATTCTTCTCCTTGTAAACTATTCCAAGCTACTTGATAATGATCTAATACTTTCTTAGATTCAAGTAATCTCTGCCAGTCTTCAAAGGATACTTCTGGAATATGTGACCATTTTTCTTTTTGACAACTCCAAGTAGAATTACTTATTTTATAATAAGTTCCAGAAGCATCAATAGGGTATTTAGGAACGGCAATTTTCATTAAACGTATAAACTCATTATCGTGCTTTTTCTCACAATGTACTTGATATACTTTAGGAAGTGTAGTTAACATAAGAAATAGTTTTAGAAAGTTAAGTAAATAAAAATGTGAAGTTACCTCGTCTATTCACTACCTATTTAAGGAACTCAACTACGCATAGCCTAGGATTTCCAGCGTATTAATTTAATGAGTATAGTATGTAATAAGTTAAAATAAAGTAGGAGCTGTCGTATGTGAACAATTGTAACATTTACCAAAGAAGGGCCGAGCTGTACATATAGGACAGACATTCTCAGGAATATGGTCAATATCATCTTTAAACAGTGTGAATTGCCCCTTTTTAGACGATTTGAGCCTGTTTGTTTGTAAAGCAATAGTATGCTGTACCAAGAGTGATTTCTTACCTAATGAGGCACGAATGGATGTGGAGTTAGTGAAGTTTAATGAGTGTTGCATAGAATGAATTTTAGAGAGTTAGTAAATGATCTTAAGTTTCTTTAATGCAATTGATAATCCTATGTAATTCTCTTTGTGTTTGTAACAAAGATTAAGAATCATGTCAATTAATGAGTTATGTGCGGATATAGTTCTTAAAGAGCTTTCTTCGTGTTCTCTAAAAGCTAAATTTTCTGTTTTTAACTGTTTAATTCGTTCAGTGTCTACAGCTCTACTCTGTTTTAATATTAGATATTTTTCCAATAAATCATAATACAACGTTTCTTTTAGAGCTTCTGCTCTTTCTTCAATACTAAGAAATGTAGTAGTTTCCATAATTGAGCTTTTAGAGTGTGAATTTAAGTTTTAATAATCTATCCAGAAAAAGGGTGAATCAACCTCGTGGGTGTGTTTTTAAAAGCAGTGATCCTGTTGCTAACACTCTATATCAACCCTTGGGACTTGCGGTAGGATTCGCTATAATTCACCCTCTTTCTGGAAAGATTAAAATTTATTTAATTAACGAGTTGCTCCACCAACAGTAAAGGATGGAGCAGCCATTCCTTTAACACGATCAACGCCAGCAGCACGTTCAGCATCAAGCTGTTTAACAAGCATATCAGAATGTGACTGACAGGTTGCCAGTTGGTTCTTCAATGATTGAATTTCAGCAACATTCTGTGCTTCCTTCGCAATCCATTGAGAATCAAGAAGTGCTTTTTCAGTTTTGAACTGAGCTTCCAAAATGCCCTTTTCTTTACCAACAGCCGCCTGCACATCTTTTGTAAAGTCGGCCTCAAGTGTTTTTAGCTTTGCCTGGAGGTTATTCCAGTCTTCAGTAAGCACACCCATTTTCTTCTGAGCAGCAAGAAGTTCATTAACCAATTTCTGCTGATCATCTTGCATCTTAAGCTTGAGATCAACATCAAACTGACGCTTCTTCTCTGCGTATTCAGTGTTAAGGGCCTTAATCTGACCTTCTTTTTCCTGAATTTCGTGATGTAAATTAGCTGCTTTTGCTGCTAGTGCATCAACACCATCAGCTGCCTCTTTAAAGGCTGTTAAACTACGTGTGAGAGCCAGTACACTGCGCTCTGTTACCAATCCTGGGTAACCCGCTTCTTTTCCTGTGAGTTTTGCTTCGAAAGCCATAAAATAAATTGTGTTGTGTTAAAAATCAGATCTGTTGTTTTAAACATATGTAGATTAGAAGTCTAGTGTTTTGTTTTTGTTGCAGTACAGATCTTAACAGAATTCTTTGTTTTGCATACTTTTGCTCTAATTCTGAGCTACTATCTCTATTGAGATAGGATTGAAATCACATCAATCGACCCAAAGTTCCATTAGCTTTTGTTATTGCTGTAGAATTCTTTTCAGTTCTCGTTTGTTTTTCAAAACCACATTTGAATTTTGTAAATTTGCAGTTGGAGAACTTTTCAAGTTACTTGTTTTTGCTTAAGCGCGTCTACCAATTTCGCCATAGCCGAAGCTAGTCCGATTCGAACGGACACGGATTTTCATCCACCTCTTTTTAGGAGAGTTGCGTTAAAGATTGCTGTAGTAACTTTATCAGAGTAATGTTTTTTATTCTTGGTCTGAGACAGATTCGAACTATCGGCCTCTTCGTAGACTTCTTAGGGTCGAGAAGCGCTCTAAACCAGCTGAGCTATCTGATCGGAGATTAAAGATTATGCAGTAATTACTCTTAACGAATCACGTTGTTTTTGATGAAAAGTCAAATTGATTTTAGTTGCTGTTTGTGATTCTAACAGAGCACATTTTCTGTTTTGCTAGGTCACAGAAAGTTAGTTGCTGAAGGTGCTCTTATTTAGTTGATATAGAAATATCAACTCTTATTCTTTTTAATCGAGTTTTACTAACTGTAGAATCTCTTGGTTTAGAGCGGCAGCTAGTAGTTCTTTTTGGTTCATTATCTTTCCAGTAAGAAAGGAAATTACAGAAGCACTAAATCCACTAAAATAAAAACAATTAGGAGTTTCTGCTTCATAAGTTTCAAACTTCTTACCTGTTGACGGGCCGTAATGATTACTTTGTAGGTTCCACATACACATAATAAAGTTATCAACATACTCTTTCGAGAAATATTGTAACATAGTACGTTTAGCAGTTTCTACATTGGTTTCATTCATAGAACTCTTGTTCAATTCCCCGTCAGATATCATCAAAATTCCAACTGGAAAGTCAGCTTCTGGTAATCCATTTGCACGAAGACTACAAAATAACTGAATAACACTTTGAAAGTTTGTAGATCCTACATAAGAAGAATGATCGTTAAACCATTTTTCAAGAGGTGTAGTTCCAGCCCATGTATGCATTTGAGCAGTTGAATTAAACTCAATCCAAGCGTTAGAAAACGCTCCAGTAAGAAATTCTGAGAAATACAAAGCTAATGCTTTTGCCACATTATAACAAGAAAGTTTAGTTCCTGTGCAGGCGCTTCCCATTGATCCACTCGTGTCTCGAACGCAAATAAGTTTACTTTGTTCAGATTTACCCCCTTTTTCTATTAAAGTTTGAAACTGTTTGTTAATAGTTTCTTGCCCGCCAACGCTCAAACGAGTAAGTGTATTAGGCAATCCTTCAAATAATTCATGAACAAAGCCGGTATACTTTACTTCTTTTGTTTCTGGTTTAGTTATCCAAGCTTGATACTTTTCTTCTAAACCATGATTCTTTAAGAACTTTGATCTAACCAGAAGATTGAGTGCGCGCCCATGTATCTTAGCAAAATCTATATGATCAAACTGACCTCTAGATATTAACTGTTGCCATTGGTGTGCAGTACCAGCAGATTTTAGTTTACGATACTTCTTATAAGTCCAACCTGTAGTATCTTCCTTCACACCAAATAGTAATGAACAAATCCATTTTGCTATTTGATTATCAGCTTGAGCTTCAATTGTAGTACATTGAGAATTAGCTCTGATTTGTGGAAGATACTTTTTAACAAGCTCACAAGTGTTCTTATTAGATAATCCTTCCATAAGAAGCTGTCCAAAATTATCCCAATTTAGTACGCGTCCGTTCCATCCGTTATATACGAGGTCATACTGAAGCATTGTGATTATGTCTTTCCAGGAAGAGATGGCTATATAGATTTCTATATTTCTCCAGAAAACATCTGGTGATTTTACAGAAAGCCAAATCATACGCATAATTCCTTCATGACGTAGTTCGGCCCCCTTCTGAGAAACACTTGTATTATCACCATTAAATAACTGAGTTACTCTGGTAATCATACGAATGTAAAACATGAATAAAACGCATTGTAGGCTATTTAAAGACCACAAAAGTTCACAATCGGCCTGGATGTCTTGGAAAGATCTTGGTGCCTTATATGAGCCTAGAATTCCAAACTGAGTACATAGAGGATCATCGAGTTTTGAATACTTAACGGCTCCATTTCCTGAGACTGTTTTAGCACTCTGTTTTTGAGCTGCTTTAACGAATGTGCTTTGTGCTACAGACGTTGACTTTTTAGCTACTTGAGCTGGATTTTGTTTAGTTACAAACATACGTCTTATTTTTTAAAAGTTAATAAATTACATATAATTTTCTAAATGACTCCAAAAATCTTTTCCTTCTGGTGTTTTGCTCCAAGTAAATCCGTAACAAATAGCGCTAAAAACTGAACCTACTAATTCATCTTTACTTTCTTCATTCCAGAAGTTATTAAATGCTTTAGCTGCTATGTCTGGATCTTTTATTTCTTTGAACCATTCTGTTATTGGTTTCATATTTTTGTGATTTTAATCTTTCCAGTAAGAAGGTCAAGTGTTTGCTATGTTGTCCTAGGCCTTTAAACCTCACTAACTACAGATTAAAACAGGATTAGCTTTTCCTATTCATATCATCGTTAGCTACACACCTATAACCTTCTTACTGGATAGACTTATTCAATAAAGTAATCATCATTCTCTACTAAATCTATAACAGTAGAAACATCTATTTCTTCAAGGAGCGGCTCCATTGCTATAGCTTCAAAGATACTAACAGGAGCAGGAATTGCACATTCATCTATCAATAATTGCCATGCTGCTGCTTCAGAAATAGGCTCATTATCACTAATAGGAGCCCCTCTTTCTGGAAAGACTGAATCACCATAAACAACTTCTGTCTCTATAAAGTCAGCATCTTCTTCAGCATTACGTTCTGTAATACTAAACCCAAAAGCCCAAGCTGTATGATCTTCATGAGTAAATGCATAAGGATTATTTGTTATAGATCCTCCATTCTCATAACAAGTTTTACCTTCATTAAAGGCTTTAGTTGTATTTAACATAATTTGATTTTAAAAGTGAAGTTATAGTTTAGTTTTAAGTTTTTCAAGTTCATATTCGACTAACCATACCGCTAAAGCTTTATCAGAAGGATTTCCTGAAATAGAACGAGCATTACAAAATTTAAAATATGAAATCATATCTTCTGAAGTAAACTTATTAGGATTAGCAGCCCAACCAGCTTTAAATCCCTCCTCAAATAAATACTCATAGTTTTGTTCTCTTATTGAAAATGGACCACCTTTCCAAGCTTCATTATCTTTTGCTGATTGTTTAGCCAATTGTTCTACATCTGGTTCTATTATCTCTGTATAGACATTGGTTCCGCCACCAAAATGCCAACCCTTATCTTCAGCCATATCAACTATCGCCTCTATTACAGAAATTTCACTTACTCCTGGACCAGAAAAACAACCATTTACTTCTATTTCAAGTTCTGGTTCTGTATCATTAGTAACTGCTACATAATGTTTACATTGTTCATTGCTATCAGAACAGGGAACTTCAATTTTCTTCTCAGAAGTAGCTTGAAATACTTTATCTTCCCATTGAGCTTTCTTCTTAGGTACTATTGTAACTTGATTGTTGACTAACTTTAGAAGCTCCTTACCACCCATAATATCAGCTTGAAGATCTTCTTTATACTCTGTAAGGAGATTAACCTCTTCAGGACATCCTGCATCTATCCATTGTTGTATGGATACAGATTCTATTCCGGAAAGATGATGCTCTGGATTGGTTGAAGCTATGATTTTAGAGAGTTTATCACCTCCTGTATATGCATAACCCTTATCAAATTCAAATCCTTGACCGGATTCAAATTTCTTTACTGCATGATATATCTGTTTCCATATATCAGAATATACATAATCACCTTCCTTTATCTCTTCATCAGAAGTAATGATTAGATGTTTTCTATCCCAACCTTCAACTGCTCCCATTTTACTCCTATCTTGTGGAGCAAACATAACAGTATTTAAAGGAAATTGGCTGTTATACTTTGTGTTACAACATTGCACCAAATCTCCAGTAGTATATGCATAATTATCTTGTCTTGTTATTAATATTGCTTTGTACATAGAATTTAATTTTAAAGTGTTAGAAAATTAATGTCTTTCCAGAAAGATGGTTTTATTTAGAATACTTGTTAGAAAGAGCTCTCCAATATTCATGACCTTGTTTTGTATTAGACCAAACAAATAAACTACTAATACTTAATTTCTTTTTTAACTCATTTAATTTATGAGTTGGTATATTCTCAAGAAGATTCTTTCTTACTTCATCATCTTCTACGTCGTTAACTAAATCGTAAATAGGTCTCATATTTGTTCTTTTTGAGCTTTTGTACAGATAATATTCCAATAACTACTACCTTCTGGAGTAGCTGCCCAATTCATTCCTTTATTTATGGCACTAGAAAGAGAATTAGCTTTCATGTCCATTAAAGATCTCCCCTGATCTATAGCATTCTTTATAGCTTTAGATCTAATTACATCATTTTCGATCTCATTAAAATACTCTCCTATTGATCTTTCAGTTTGTTGTGCCATATAATAGATTTTAAATTGTTTCTAAGTTAAAAAGTAGGCGCTTGAAGTCACTTATCTAGCATTTCCTACTTTCTTTTTTTTTGAGTAAGGGCGCGCCTTCTCTAACTCATATTGTATGAGTGTTTTGGTAATTGTTTAACGATATTATCGTTTTTAGAAGATTGCCTCTTCAGTTTTCCTTTGAGTCTCGAACTCAAATCTTTCCAGAAAAGAAGGAAATAAGGCATTGCACCTTAATGTAGGTTCCCTAAGTCTACCTATAACCACTATTTTAATCTGTTTGTTTTGCATTAACTGAATATATTTGTGTATAAGCTCGCTTATGATGTTTTATCCAGGTTTCATCATAATGATAAAGGGGCGGCTCCTCTTTTCTGGAAAGAGTAAACCATGAAGAAATTATATCAATAGAATCATCTATCCAGTAATAGGTAAGAACAGATAATCCTATAATACAATACAGAACGTTTAAGAGAATCATCAGATTCAGTTGTTTCTTTAATTTGTAATAGACGATGAGCATAAGAAAGTTATTTACAATTACAAGTAGGTGGTTGAAAATGAAAGAGAATTAAAAGCGCTAATGCTAGACAGACAATTAAACTTCCAAATAACCAATATTTATTTACTAATTGTCGTACTATTCTTGGTGGATCCATAAAAAGCATAATGCATATGATACCAACAATAACACACACTAAAATAAAAATCATAAAATAGTTTTAGAAGTGAAGAAATAAAAAGTGCCCATAGCTAAGTAACAGGCGATAACCGGTTTAGTTAACTTCAACTATTTGTTTACGTATTTGTATAGAGGACGGCTATACAACTTTTACACGTCCACTAATTTATTGCTTAGTGGATAGCTTCTTTCCAGAAAGAGGGATTAGTTCATAATCATTATTTGATTAATAACCATAATTCTCTCGTCTTTAGTTAATTGTTGTATTGCTAATAACGCTACTGTTAATGGCATACTATCTTCTTTTGGACGTGGTGTGTTTTTTACATTTGCTATAGCACTATTCGAAGAAATCATACCATAAATTGCAGAACTATTTCGTAAGGAATTATACCAACGTTTATTAATTGAAGTTAAACTTCTATCACGTAACTGATCAGTAGCTAATTTAAAAGCATACTGTAAATTAGTATAATTAGATTCTACACACTTACGAATTATCTGATCTTCCTCCGTTGTAAAAGGCCGTTCTGATATTCTTTTTCTCGTAGGTCTAATGTGTTGTGTATAAAAATCACGTATTCCCACAAATGATCTATTTAACTTTTTTGAAGCCTCTTCGTAGGCAACACGTAAAGGTTTGTAATTTTCAACACAATGAATGATAATGTCAATTTCGTCTTGTGAATAAGAAGCCATAAAAATAATATTAAAAGATTAACAATGTGATGTTCCTACTAATAAAAGTGGTTCATCAGTTTCAATGAGAAGTAAAGCAAGAGCTTGTTCATATTGCTCTCTGGTTATTTTACGAGCAGCTAGATCTAAGTCTAGTTGTTCTTTGTCTTGTGTTAGTTTTGACATTTTGAATGATTTTAGAATGTGATGAAATGATCTTTCCAGTAAAAGGGATTAATAATTATCTTTATACCCTCTGTAAAGAAGAAAAGCAGCAGCAGGTATACCTGCTAATAAAAGTATTGTAATTGCAATTTGCATAAAATTGTTTTTGTATGTGAATAATAAATCCATCTTACTGGATAGAAACTAATGTCTTTTAGCTCTACCAGTACCAAATGTAAATCCAAGAATACGTAAAGGAGCTAAACGAGAGTTTGTAAAGTTATACCCAGTATAATAAAAAGCTTCTGTAGAACCACATATACGAATAGTAAGTGTTTCTTCTACTATATTGTTTTCTAAGATCTTTTTAACATATTTACTATGCCCATAATCTAAAGTTATTCTATCTCCTTTCTTTAAAGATTTAAGAAACTCTAATTGTTTATCTGTCATGATTTGTAAGTTTTAAGTCTGTCCAGAAGAAAGGTTTAATAAGAACGTGTGTCTTTACTAAAAGCATCAACATGTAGTAAAACACATATTACTGTGATTACTAATACAAATCCTGATACTATAAACACTACAAACTTAAGTAACTCTGTAGCATTTGGTAAATGACATAATATGTAAGCTACAGTTAGCCAAGCTAGACACATTATGATAACTATTATTATTGATAAGTGTTTCATAAACGTTGATTTTAAATAGTTAATAATAAATTATCAATCTCTTTTGCTAATCTATGCTCATATATATCTGAATAAATTAACTTATCTTTACATTTTGTTACATTATCATCAAAGTGATCTCCATCAATTACTATTTGAAAGCCTGTATCTAATAATAAATAAATATCATAAAAGCTAACGATACCATTAGCAGAAGCATAACAATGTGGATCTGTATCAATAATTTTTATAATTTGTGCATAATGATTATTATAAACAACTAATTCACCAGCTATATATTTTTGATAATTAGCTAATTCTCTAGATGTTTCTTTATCAAATATAGGAGAATCTTGCATTATAAACCAACCAACAAATACACATATAATCGAAACCAGGATAATAATAAAAATACACATAAAATTGATTTTAAAAGATTAATAATAAATGTTTAATAAATAATCTTTCCAGAAGAAGGCTGTATAACACTCAGGTTCTTAGATTTCTAATCCTTAGACTGGCTGGACTACACACTTACGTTTTGCCACCCTCTTACTGGAAAGATATTTTCAATAGAGTTTACGTATATCCACATGAAGAATATCAATGTATATTAAAAACTGGATGTATCTCATACGTCGTAGCACGATAACAATTATTAGGATGACATTTATCAGCTTTAGACATTGTGAAATGCTCCTTATCGCAGAATAAGTACCCTTGAACTATGACATACTTGTGTAGGAATTTCTTTTTAAGTTCAGCTGTGGTTAAACCAATATACTGTCTTGAATATTGTGTAACTTCACAAACTATAGCGTCACACTGTGTAGTTACAGTACTATCTGCTACTAATACAATATGTGAATCCCACTTTGTTTGATCTGTAGTATGACAATTACAACTTTCGGCGCCTCCTGGTTTAATATCTAAAACATATCCTTTTAAAGTAACTGCCTGTAATAGATGTGTAGAATTGACAGTAAAGGCCGCTAATTCTTGAAATGAGACATGATTATACTGTTTAGGTACATCTACCCTATTCTTCAAAGAATCTTGGTGTTGAAGCTTAGAATTCTTATTGTCGCCGCCCCTTGGACAATCCTGACTAAAACTAGTAAATGATACGCTTATTAGTAAAATAGGAATAAATACTTCTTTCCAGGATTTAGGAAATTTCATACTTTTACTAAATCCTAATAATATAGCAAGTACTTGAAGCCAAGAAAGTAATGACATACGCCTCCAAAATGAACCATGTTCAGACCATATTATTTGTGTATAATTTTGACCACGCCAATACATTACACCACAAATATAAGCAATAATAACACCAATTAAATAAATAATAATGAAATACCACATAATAGTTTTGTTTTAGAAATGTTATGAAATCTTACTTATAATACCAAGAGAAGGAGCCGTTCCTACTATATTCAACTTAATGCGTTCATTAATTTGTTTTATAGCAAATTGTGCTTCTTTAAGATCTTTTGAAAGAATCTCACCTGTTGTTTTTGTTGTATCTCCAGAACTATGTATTGTGTATTTGTGCATGATTAATGAATTTTAGAATGTGAATGAATTTATTGATAATGAATAAATGGAGATAAAACTTTATATTCTTTATGTTTATATTGTTTATCCCACTCTATTGCTAACTCATATGATAGTGAGGCGCGCCCCTTCTCTATAAAGAAATTAATAATCTCTTTAGCGTCAGTAATAGTAATAGAATACAAAGCTTTTCCAAACATTAACTTGAAATGTATAATAGTAAACGGATCAGTATCTAATACTAAAAATGGATTTCCTTGTTTTTGATAAAACTTAGATGTGAATAATACTGTATTAGTATTTTCAAGGGCTAAAGCTAAATAAAATGCACATTGTAATAAACATTGATGAAAATACCACTCTTGTGGATCATTAGCCATCTTATGTTCAATAAATGTTAGTTTTTTACCACTAATTTGTATTTCATCGTAACAATAGAACAAAATGAATTTATCTGCTTCATAACAACCTCTCATCTCCTTATATTCACTCTTACTATTCTTTTCAGCACTTTTATTACCAGCTATTTGTGCTTTAGTAACTATAGCTTTTTTTGCTTTATTACGAATAAAACATATTTGTTTGGCGCTCTGTTTAATAAGATTAGAACAAGAAAGAGAAAGCATAAATGTTATTTTAGAGATGAATAATTACGTTTAATATTGTCAATTTCAGTTTGTGTGAGTTCTTTAAGTTGATCTGAATTATCCTCAAGCTCATTTATAAGCGTTTTAACATAGGATGGCGGGCCAATATCTCTCTTTAGAGCCCTATGTACTACTTTAATAGCATCCTGTCTAGAATTGGCTGTAAATGGCCCATATTCAAGTCCTGGTTCTCTTGAGTATAAGTAATACATAAGAATTAATGTTTAAAGATTAGTAATGAGTTTTCTTTCCAGAAGAGAGGGTTAACTCTAATTCCCTGGTTATAGATTTCAACTGCATCTTTACGTATTTCTCTCTGAGCAGTATTAATCCCTCCTTACTGGATAGAAATAAGTTAAAATATACCTCACGCGTCCATCAAAATACGTGAGGTATATTAGTAGATTCACCAATACATGTCTTATTCCGAGTCCGATTGCATAGTGCAATTCTACTCGAGCTTGAGTTCATTTCATTTGTCACTTCTAAAATTGATTATATGACACTAAGATTAACTGTTGATCAGAAACAAATTG